CCACCAGGCCGCGCTCGAGATCGACCTGCGCCACTATCGCCATGTCGATGAAACCGACTGGGAAAAGGTCATCCTCGAGACCGCCGAGCGCGCTTGGATTTATCCGCCGCAAGTCGTGCGGATCGAGAACGAGCGTAAGCGCCAGGAGATCATCGACGGCATGCGGCGCGAACGCGAAGCTGCGCAAGCCGCGATGGACGAAGCCCAACGCGCGCGCCAGCACGAACAGCAAAAACTCGAAGCCCTCAAAGAGGCCGAGGAACGGCGCCTGCAGATCGCCGCGATCGACCAGGCACTCGCCTTCGAGCGCCAACGGCTCGCCGCGGCCGAGCACAAGCAGGAGCTCGTCAAGCGCGCCGAGGAACGCAACCGGACGGCCGAGCTGCGTGCCGCCATGGCTCGCCGACGGATGCGCGAGCGCCAGCCGCCGGACCTGCAGGCGCTCGTCGCCGCCTTCGGCTTCTACAGCGCCATCACCCCCGAGGCCTGGGCGCAGTTCGACGGCGATTTGGCAGCTTGGAAGGAGAAAGTTCGGGACGGGTATTTCTACACGCATGAATATCGTGAAGCGATCAGGCTCGCCTCTTAGTTGCTCGGCGGCGAGCCGTTCAGGTGGTGCGGAAAGGCCTCAAGGTGGTGCGCAAGGTGGTGCAAAGGTGATGCAAAGTTCCATCGGTTCGGCGGCAGGGTGTGACCCCGATTCACCCTGCATCACCACCCCACCCCCTTTCAGGGGGTGTAGGGGTGGGGTGGTGCAAGTGATGCAGAGTGAATCGGGATCACTTCGCACCCTGGTCTGTGGTGCTGCAGTGGTGCGGCGGTGCTGCGGCCGGCTGCGGGAGCCCTTTGGAACAAAATTCACATGAAGAACCAGGAAAAAGGACAGCAGCCATGACCGATCGCGTCGGAGGCGGACGATGAGAAACAGCTTGGCGCACAAACTGACCGCGGAGCACGAGCAGCGACTCGCCCGCATGGCCGCCACCGCGGTGCCCGACCCTGGGATCAACCTCAAGCGGACCGTGCTCGGCTGGCGCGGCCCCCCGTCGGCACGGCCGCGGGAGCCAGAGCCGCCACCACCAGCGCCAGCGCCCGAGCCGGTGGCGCTGTGGCCGGAAGGGCGGCCGCACCAGATCATTCGGCTTGTGTGCGAGCGCTTTGGCGTGAGCCCGGATGAGATCAGAGGCAAACGTCGCATTCGCACAATCGTGGTGCCGCGGCAGATGTGCATGGCGCTGCTGCGCGAACTAACAACACTGTCCGCGGTGGCGATCGGCAGGCAGCTCGGCGGCTTCGACCACACCACCGTCCTCAGCGCCCTGAAGCGGATCAACAGCGCACGCGCCCGCGATCCGCGGATCGCAGCGCACTACGACAAACTGATAGTCCAACTCGGCGGGTCCAATGAAACCATCAAACAATTGGGGCAAGCGCGGACGGTCGCGGTTCACCCGGCGCTCGCTGCTGATCCGTGACATCCGCGCGGCGCAAACGCGATCGCGCAAGCGCGGCGTGAAGGTGTCGCTGGCGCCGATCAAGGGCGCGGAGCAAACGGCGAAGTGAACTAATGACCAAACCGGAATGGTACGCCAAGCACGACTGCCGGCATGCGCACTGCCCGGACGAGTGCGAGCACCCGCAACCGTTTTTGGATGGTGATGAAATGCTCTGCGGCCGCTGCTGGCACCTGTTCGGCGAGCGTTCGCTGATGATCCCATGCACACCGGAGACGTGCGAATGATCAAACGCCTCAACCGCTGGAACGCCGCGCGCCGCGCGATCCTGCGCAAGCGCTGGCTCGAAGGCGCGATGGTGAAGGCGATCGCGCGCGAAGTTGAAATGTCGCCCGCGTCGGTCAAGGAGGAGCGCGCCCGCATGGGTTTGCCGCCGCGCCGTGCCGATGAAGTAAAACACCATGCGCTCACGGTGTACTTCGACGACGAGCTGTGGACCACGATGCAGCGTGCAGCGTTTGGGCGCTGCGCCTCGATGCCGTCGTACATCCGCTCGCTGGTGATGCGTGACTGCGGTCGTCCAACATCGCGAGGCGCAGCATGAGCGACCGCGCCATCCTACCGAACAGACGGGCCGCCGAGACCTTCGAGGTCAAACACGGCTCGCATACCGTGACTGTCACTGTGGGTTACTATGCCAACGGCAGCCTCGGCGAAGTGTTTGTGACCGACCCCAAGGTTGGCAGCTCGATGGAAGCCATCGCCCGCGATGCCGCCGTGCTGTTGAGCATCTCCGTGCAGCACCGCGTCCCGCTCGAAACAATACGCCACGCCATCACCCGAGAGCAGGATGGATCGCCTTCAAGCATCATCGGGGCGGTGCTCGATCAGTTGGGAAAGTGAAGGAAAACAAGCAAATGACTCCGAAAGACGAACGCTACATCAGTTCAGATCGCGTCACGAAATTGGCAAACGCGCGGGCTTCCGCCGGGCGGTTGGCGAGGTACGGCCGCTCGGGGATGGGTTAAGGCTAAACCCATCAAATAATTCCCGCCTTCGTTTACTTCACTTAATCCGCTTTATTTGTTCATCATTCGCTTAGTTCGGCGAAGTGATATTTGTTTGTCTAAAAAATGTAACTATACAATTCAAAATCACTTCGCTAAATTAGTAATTGTTGAAACGAACTAGCAAACAAACAACGCCAACACCAGAACGGAGCGAAGCACATGACACTGACAGCAGACCGCCTAGTGGAACGTGAGTTGAAAGATACCGACCTGGACGCGCTGTTTCACGCACGCTTAGTTGCCCTATGCAAAGCAGGCTTGCCCCGGATGGCGCTGCTGACGCGAGAGAAGCAAGCGAAAAGGTAACAGCAACGGGGAGGCCGCAAGGCCTCCTCTTTCCCCTACCAGAACGGAGCAAAGCAATGAAAATCCTGGAAAAGATCAGAAACGATCATCGAGTCTAGCACGTAGACCTGGACGCGGAGGCGACGCAACCATGAATGATGGCGTCGCCTGGTCGTTTAGCTACCGAGGCTGGTTCGGTTGTCCCGGTTGTCCCGGTTGTCCCGGCTTCGGGTTCGGATCGCCCGGGTGCGGGTCCTTGGGGTCTGGCATCGCTGCCTCCTTGGTTTTGTCACGAACGTGGCACAACGCGGCGATTGCCAAGGCTGTTCCGGTTTGATGGTTTTGCTGGGGAACATCGCATGAGCTACTGGACCGTGGTTCGAACAACATCGTTTCGGGAGAACGCCGTTGCGGATCAACTGCGGCGCGCCGGCTTTCCGGTCTATCTGCCACGCACTCAAGAACGCGCTCGCGATCAGTTGCGGACCGTGCCGTTGTTTCCCTGCTATCTGTTTGCTCAGGTGGTGGAACGCTGGGCGCCGATCGTTGCCACCGTTGGCGTGGTGCGATTGCTGCGTGCTGGTGATGGACCAGCACGATTACCCGATTACGTGATCGACGAACTGCACAAGCGCGAAGTAGATGGCATCGTTCGGTTGCCACCATTGCGTCGCGGTCAGGCGGTTCGGATTGTGCGTGGCAGCCTCAAGGGTCAGTTCGCAATCTATCAGGGGATGTCGGGCCGTGACCGGGAACACGTGCTGCTGTCGTTCCTCGGGCGTGAGGTGCATGCCGAGATCAGGGCAGGCGATGCGGTTGCCCACCACTAGGGCTTGTGTTCCGGCTCACCATAGCCTACAAGGCACACCGCGATGCAGTTGATCCTGCTACCGAATTGCCATCACGCTAGGCAATCCCGGCCTGCGGATGCGTCCGAAGCCCCAGCATAATACCACATACTCCATAGCATCTCATTCGCTCACAATTGAACGCTGATGCGTTTTGGTTTCGATGGCTATCCTGCTAGGGGCCACCTTCAGCCAGCGAATGTGGAGCCAACGTAGTGGCCGGGGGGGTCCCAAAAAAAAGCAGGACCCGCCGACGTATGACCGCGCGCATAGCTTCGCGTTAGATTCCGCAGGTTAGCAACCGGGGGTAGGTATTGGAGCCTGCTACAATGCAATGGCCGGCGGACCAGGTTGAGCGGCGGCCGGTCTCGGCGCTGGTGCCGAGCGCGCGCAACGCGCGAACCCATTCGGATGCCCAGGTGGCGCAGATCGCCGCCTCGATCCGCGAGTGGGGTTGGACCATGCCGATCCTGATCGATGAAGCAGGGACGATCATCGCTGGGCACGGGAGAGTGCTGGCTGCCGCCCGGTTGGGCCTCGATGAGGTCCCGGTGATGGTGGCTCGCGGTTGGACCGAAGCGCAGAAGCGCGCCTACATGCTGGCCGACAACAAGCTGCCGCTCAACGCCGGCTGGAATGAAGAACTGCTGCAGATCGAACTAACAGACCTCGCGAGCATGGGGTTTGATATTCCGTTGGTCGGTTTTTCCGAGCGCGAGTTATCGGCGCTCAACGTCTCGGGCAATCCCGGGCTTACCGATCCCGACGAGGTCCCGGACGCGCCCGCGGTGCCGGTGTCGCGGCCGGGCGATGTCTGGATGCTCGGGCCGCACCGACTGATGTGCGGCGACGCGACGTCCAAGGCTGACGTAGCCGCGTGCCTGGGCCCGGTGCAGCCGCAACTGATGGTCACCGATCCGCCGTATGGCGTCGCCTACGACCCGTCGTGGCGCGCCTATGCCGACATCAACAAGAACCGCGGCAAGCTCGGCAAGGTGGCGAACGACCACCGTGCTGATTGGCGCGAGGCCTGGGCGCTGTTCCCGGGCAACGTCGTGTACTGCTGGCACGCCGACAAGTATGCCGGCACCGTGCAGGACTCGCTGGAATCGGCCGGCTTCGAAATGCGCGCGCAGATCATCTGGGCCAAGGACCGGTTCGCGCTGTCGCGCGGCCACTATCACTTTCAGCACGAGGCGTGTTGGTACGCGGTGCGCAAGGGTGCCGCCGCACATTGGGTCGGCGATCACAAACAGAGCACGCTGTGGCCAATCCCGGCGCGCGAGGACAAGGGGCACGGCCACGGGACCCAGAAGCCGGTCGAATGCATGAAGCGCCCGATTGAGAACAACTCCTCGCCTGGGCAGGCGGTTTACGATCCATTTGTCGGCTCGGGCACCACGCTGATCGCGGCCGAGATGACCGGCCGGGCTTGTCACGCCATCGAGATCGATCCCGTCTACGTCGACGTCGCGATCGAGCGTTGGCAAAATTTCACTGGCGAGCGTGCCGAGCGCATTGTCGCCGGCGCCGAACTGGAGGCTGTAGGTTGAGCGGTCCAAATAAACTTCCAACGCATCTGAAACTGCTGCGCGGCAATCCGGGCAAACGCGCGCTGCCGCCCGAGGCTGAGTTCGAGAACGCGCCCGACGTCCCCGAGCCGCTGGCCTTCCTAATGCCGGCGGCGAAGGCAGAGTGGCGGCGCATTGCCGGCGGGCTGTATCACATGGGGTTGCTCTCGTTGGTCGATGAGCATCCGTTGGCCGCGTACTGCCAGGCGGTTGCGCGCTGGAAGGCTGCGGAAGATGCGATCGCGGAAATGGCCAAGCGCGATTTGCTCACCAAGGGATTGATGATCAAGACCACTGGCGGCAACGCGATTCAGAATCCGTTGGTGGGTACTGCCAACAAAGCGGCTTCGGATATGGTGCGATATGCCTCAGAGTTCGGATTTACTCCTGCCGCCCGCGCCCGCATCGCCGCCGGCAATACCAGCAACGGACCGCAATCAAAGTTCGCCGGCCTCATTGGCGGCCTGGGCGGAAGTGAAAGTGACACCGGCCGGAAAGCGGCGCGCCGCGCGCGTTATCAAGTTCATCGAAACCCTGACGGTCCCGAGCGGGATGGGACAGGGGAAGCGATTCAAGCTGGCGCCGTGGCAGAAGGCGTGGATTCGGGACATCTACGAGCCGCATCGGAACGGCCGTCGGGTGGTGCGCCGGGCGATCCTGTCCATTGGTCGGAAGAATGGGAAGACCGCGCTGATCGCGGCGTTAGCGTTGGCGCATCTGATCGGGCCGGAAGCGATTCCGAACGGTGAAATCTACAGCGCGGCGAACGATCGGGATCAGGCGGCGATCGTTTTCAAGTTTGCGCGTCAGATCGTCGAGTGCGATCCCGAGTTGATGGCGATGCTGGAAGTCGTGCCGTCGACCAAGACGATGGTGGCGCCGATCACTGGCTCGATCTACCGGGCGGTGTCGGCGGAAGCGGGAACGAAACACGGATACCTGCCCAGCGTCGTCATCTACGACGAGCTCGCGCAGGCGAAAACTCGCGATCTCTACGACGTGCTCGATACCTCGTTCGGCGCCCGCGACGAGCCGTTGTTCGTCACCATCAGCACGCAGTCGAACGATCCCGAGCATATCCTCTCGAAGCTGATCGACGACGGGCTGTCGAAGACCGATCCGGCGATCGTCTGTCACTTGTACGCCGCGGACGAGGACTGCGCGCTTGACGATGAGGCGCAGTGGGCCAAGGCGAACCCCGCGCTCGGCATCTTTCGCGATCGCGAGGACTTGGTCACCGCGGTGCATAAGGCGATGCGGATGCCGGCCGAGGAGCCCAAGGTCCGCAACCTGTTTCTCAATCAGCGGGTGTCACCATCATCGCCGCTGATTGCCCGCGCCGAATGGTTCGCCTGCGCCGCGACCGAGCCGGTCGAGTTTGCCGACGGCGAGGAGGTCTATCTCGGGCTCGACTTGTCCAGCGTGCTCGATCTCACCGCTCTGGTCATGGGCTCGGTCGACGAGCCGATGCGCGTTCAATCGTTCTTCTGGAAGCCGGCCGAACTCTTGCGCGAGCACTCGGACCGCGACTTCGGCGCCGGTAACCAGCGTTATGTCGAATGGCACCAGGCCGGCCATCTCAACACCAGTCCGGGCAGGAGCATCGCGCCTGAAGTCATCGCGCTGTTCATCGCCGAGCTCACGCAGCGCTATCGCATCCGCGGCTTGGCCTATGACCGCTGGCGCATCGATGAGCTAATGCGCGAATTCGATCGGCTTGGTTTGCAAACGTACAAGGACGGCGAGACCGGCGACGGGCTGCGCGTGGTGCCCTGGGGCCAGGGTTTCAAGGACATGGGGCCGGCGATCGACGCGCTCGAACTGGCGATCACCGAGCGCTCGCTGGTGCATAGTAACAATCCGCTCTTGAACTGGAATATCGGCAACGCCATCGCCACCACCGATCCGGCCGGCAATCGCAAGCTGGACAAGGGCAAGGCACGGTTTCGGATCGACGGCGCGGTGGCGCTGGCCATGCTGCTCGGGCTGCGTGGGCGGGATCGCGTGGAAGAGCCAATCGATATCGGATCGCTGATCGGATGAGGAGGACTGCCAAATGGCACTGACCATCGTTGACGGGCCGACCATCGCTGCCGGTGAATCACTGTCCGATGGCGCCGATTGCTCGGCTGGCACCATCGTCCGCATTACCGTGCCGCAGGAATTCACGCCCGCGAACTTGACGTTCCAGGTGAGTTCGGATGGCAACCTCTACAACGATCTGCATACCGCCAACGGCGAGGCGGTGACCATCACGGCCAGGCCGGACAGCGGCATCGTGGTGGCGGAGGTCTGGACGCGGTCCATCAACTTCATCAAGTTCAGGTCCGGCACCCGCAGCCATCCAGTCGCGCAAAAGGAAGCCTGCAAGTTCGCCATCGCGGTCGAGACTGCGGAAGCGACAGCGCCGGCCGGGACGAGATCTCCGACGTCCACGTCGGCCTCGCGCGGCGCCGAGCCTCCTGCGCGCCGCGCGCCCGAGCAACTTTCAGAGCCTCGGCGCTGAAGCAATCGAACCTCCCGGTCCCTCCCGGGGCGATCCACTCTCGTCCCTTGATCGGGAGCGGCCGCGCGGCGGTCCCAGGGCTCGGCGAAGCCCTCGCCGCGCGGTTCCCTTTTCCAAAATCATCAGGAGACAAT